GAAGGCAAAAACCCCAAGGGCGGACTCAACGCCAAGGGCCGAGCCTCCTACAACAAAGCCAATCCGGGCAAGCCGGGTCTAAAGCCTCCTCAACCAGAAGGCGGCTCACGCCGCGACTCTTTCTGTGCGAGGATGAAAGGTATGAAGAAGAAATTGACTTCTTCCAAAACTGCAAACGACCCCAATTCCCGGATTAACAAAAGTCTACGGGCATGGAACTGCTAACATGAAACACGAAAATGTTGAACTGATAAAGCAGGTGGGGGACGGCCTTTCTGTAGTTACAGCAATTGGCACCCTTATGCAGCTACTTCCGGCAGTTGCGGCCTTGTTCACAATTATTTGGACGGGCATGCGGATTGCCGAAATGGTGACCGGCAAAGAGTTTTCTGTGCTGATTGGTTGGAAGAAAGGGTCTTCCGATGCCGAGCAAGAGTAAAGCACAACACAATCTGATGGCGATGGTTTCAAATGACCCCGCCGCAGCAAAGCGCCTTGGCATACCCCAAAAGGTTGGCAAGGAATTTATGGAGGCCGATAAGGGCCGCAAGTTTGCAAAAGGTGGCGAAATGAAAGAGTCCAAGTCAATGATGAAAAAAGAAATTGGTTTCATGAAAAATAAAGGCGCTCCTAAGTCCATGATCAAACATGAGATGAAGGAGGCTGGCATGAAAAAGGGCGGCTACGCGATGGCTGGCGGCGGCATGACCAAAATGGGCGCAGTTAAAACCGCAGCCCCGAGCCGCGACGGTGTTGCTACCAAAGGCAAAACCAAAGGCACCATGATCAAGATGAACAAGGGCGGCCGCTCTTGTTAAGGAGCCGTCATGGCTAAAAACAACCGTAAATTTAAACGCTTTGACAAGGGCGGTTTAAGCGAAGAAGAGTATAAACAAAAGGGGCTTGAGGAATCCGGAAAAAAGCCCTCGGTTAGTTTTCTTCGTCGCTTGATGATGGGCAACATTGATGACCCTCAATCTGAGGCGTATCGTCAATTTGGGGCTGGGCGCGGCAGAGCCCTATCTGTTCCCATTGAGGACAGAGAATTCACTCCAGTTAGGCGGGATAACACAAATGACGCCGCCAGCGCAACCCCAGCGTCCGCGCCCTGCGCAATTGCAACGCCCGTGGTTTCGTCCAACGTAAAACCAACAGACAACGGCAACAGCGGCAATGACTACAATGCTTTGGCGGAAGCATATCCAGCACCCGCGCCAGCGCCCGCGCCAGTTAAACAGGCAGGTTCACCCGCAGGGTCCACAACCAAACCGGATGCTACCGGGCCCTCAAATAAACCTCCGCAGAATCGACCGGCCCAAGCGGCCAGTCGGGGCATAGGCCAAAAGACATACAACAGAACAGGTGGAGAGGGCTACGGGGAAAGACAGGCCTATATACAGGCAAAGGAAGCAGAGCGCATTGCCGATATGCTTCGCAACCCGGAGCGACAGGCTATTCAAAGGGTGACGCCGGAAGAGAATTTGATTGGGGGCCCCGGGCTGAAAGCAGTTGGTGCTCTTGCCAAAAAATTAGCGAAGCCACCCGCCCCCGCTCGTGATCGAATTGAACCTGAATTTTTACGTGAATACATACAGCCCTTGTTGCCCGGTCGCAAAAAACAAGAATTGCTAGAGGGCCCCGGTAATCTTCCTCGACTTTCAGGCCCCGGCAATGTTCCGCGCCTTCCGGCACCTCCCAAGCGCCTTTCGGGCCCGGGGGAGAGGCCAAGACAAACAGACCCCGGGAAAATAAAAAGCGAACCTCCCGCCGTTAAAAAACAAGGGGAGGCGGCAAAAAAAAGAACTAGAAAATTTAACGAGGATGAAGATGGAGTTGAATTTAAACAAGGCGGGAAAGTTAAAAAGCCTGAGCCAAAAGTTACAATGGCATCTCGTCGAGGTGATGGCATTGCCCTGAGGGGCAAAACCCGTGGAGGTAGTTACTAATGTCGCGCCCTACTCAACAAGAGATTGACGACATTCGCAATCAAAGAAAAATTGATGAGGCTTATGAGAAGTCTCTGACATCTCCGGAAATGGTTAATCCTCCGCCCCCCAAAAAACCGGCAAAAGACCCGGTTAAGAAGGCAAGTGGTGGTTATGTCAGGGCGGCAGATGGTTGCTGCAAAAAGGGCAAAACTCGCGGGAAGATGGTGTAACTATGATGGCTTCAAGGGGCATGGGGGCAATCTCCTCAAGCAAAATGCCCAAGGGGTCTAAAAAGCCCCGTCGTGACAACACCGACTTCGATCAATACGCCGAGGGCGGGAAGGTTAAGTCGAAGGTGAATCAGGCTGGCAACTACACCAAGCCGGGTATGCGCAAGTCTTTGTTTGAGTCCATCAAATCCCGAGCGGTGCAGGGCACTGCGGCAGGGCAGTGGAGCGCGAGAAAAGCACAGATGCTTGCCAAGCAATACAAAGCCCGTGGTGGTGGCTACCGTGACTAAAAACCCGCAACAGTCTTTGAAAGACTGGACCAATCAAAAATGGAGAACGAAAAGTGGTAAGCGATCTTCTGACACTGGGGAAAGATACCTTCCAGAGGCTGCGATCAAAAGTCTCAGCCCTGCTGAATACGCTGCGACGACGCGTGCAAAACGTGAAGGCAAAAAAGCAGGAAAGCAGTTTGTAAAGCAACCCAAAAGCATAGCTCAAAAAACGGCGAGGCACCGATGAAATATTTCATGACGCAACAGCTTGAGATGGCTCATAGACTTTGCGAAATGATGGCAAAAGACCACGATGAGCGGGTAAAGGGTTTTAATCATTGGGCGGAAATAACCCACAGCCTGATTAAAAAACTTGAGCAGCGTGATCAGACCATTGCCGAGTTGAAGAAACAAATCAAAGAATTGAAGAAGTAAATGGCAACGACCGGAACAACGCTATTTAATCTTGATTTCACCGAAATAGCGGAGGAGGCGTGGGAACGCGCCGGTCGGGAAATGAGGTCTGGCTACGACCTGAGAACGGCCCGCCGCTCGATGAACCTGATGACCATCGAGTGGCAGAANNACCGTGGCATCAACATGTGGACCATCGAGCCGGGGACAATAACCCTAACGGCAGGTTTAAATACATACCCTCTTCCGACAGACACAATTGATCTACTTGAGCAGGTTATCCGAACCGGGGCCAACCAAACCAACTTACAATCTGATTTAAATATTACAAGAATTAGTGTTTCAACCTACGCAACAATTCCAAACAAACTTATTCAAGCAAGACCAATTCAGGTATGGATTCAAAGATACTCTGGAGAAAGAAGTTCAATCTCTGGAACACTGTCCAGTACAATTAACAGCACGGTAACGTCAATACCTTTATCCAGCGCCGCCGGACTACCGGCATTTGGGTATGTTGATATTGATTCCGAAACTATTTTTTATCAATACATTTCGGGCAACACCCTGAGCGGATGTGTTAGGGGACAGAACGGAACCACGGCGGCGTCCCACACCTCTGGTGCCACGGTTTATTGGAACCAACTGCCAGCCATAACGGTTTGGCCGACGCCCGATGCCTCAACCACCTACACCTTTGCTTACTGGCGCATGCGTAGAGTCCAAGATGCCGGGGCGGGCGTTGAAGTTGCGGATATGAACTTTCGCTTTTTGCCATGCCTTGTGGCTGGATTGGCATATCACATAGCTGTCAAGGTGCCCGAACTGATGCCTCGCGTACCAATGCTGAAAGAACAATACGACGAGCAGTTCAATCTTGCGGCAGGCGAAGACCGAGAAAAGGCCGCCGTAAGGTTTGTGCCTAGACAAATGTTCATAGGCGGAGGCACAGCATAATGGGAAACAGGTTTGCGTCCGGCAAAAACAGCATTGCCGAGTGCGACCGGTGCGGGCAACAGTTTAAATTAACAAAATTAAAGTTTGAAATAATAAAGACTAAACTGTATCAACTTAAGGTTTGCCCGGAATGTTGGGACCCCGACCACCCCCAACTTCAATTGGGCATGTATCCGGTCGATGATCCGCAGGCTGTACGTCAACCAAGGCGCGATTCAACCTACGTGACGGCAGGTTTAAATGGTTTACAACTTGACCCGGCAAATCCTTTTGGTGGGTATCCAACCGGCGGCTCTAGGGATTTACAATGGGGCTGGAACCCGGTTGGCGGAGCTAGAGCAAACGATAACGGGCTAACGCCAAATTATCTTGTTGCAACAACATATATTGGTACAGTCACAGTAAACGTGACATAAGGAGTTAAACATGGACGCAAAGAAGGCAGTTCACAAGCACGAAGCACATATGCACCCCGGCAAAAAGCCGACTAAACTTGCCAAGGGTGGCAAGACCAACGAGCAGATGCGCAGCTTGGGCCGCAACTTGGCTAAAGTTGCAAACCAGAAGAAGTCATCGTTTACCTACAAACGAGGGGGCTGACATGGCTAAGTTCAGCAAAAAAATGGGCGGCAAGGAAGTTGGTGACGCAGAAGTTTATGCGCCCCCGCATACCATGAAAGGCAAGGCGGTAAATGCGGCGGATGCTGGCAACGGCTACCGTTCTGAGCCGACCGTGGCAAATCGAATGAATGCCTCTGTTGGTAATGTAAATCGCTTTGGTTATGACGCAGAGCCCAAAACTTCCGGCATTAAAGCTCGTGGTACTGGATGTGCAACAAAAGGCACTATGGCTAGAGGGCCGATGGCGTGAACTATCAAGAGTTGTTTGACGCTGTTCAGTCGTATTCGGAAAATAATTTTCCGGCCTTTGACCTTTCAACCGGCTCTCAGGACACAACCACTGAACAAATTAATCGGTTTATCAGGCAGGCCGAACAGCGTATTTACAACACAGTACAACTAGCAAATTTGCGAAAAAATGTAACCGGGGTTTTGCAAACAAACAATAAATATTTGTCTGCGCCGGATGATTTTCTCTCTGTATATTCGCTCGCAGTTGTTAAGGCAAACGGTGATTATTTGTATCTGTTGAATAAAGATGTAAATTTTATTCGAGAGGCTTACCCCGCATCAAGTCCAACCGCCCTACCGAAACATTACGCTATATTTGGCCCGACGGTAACTGGCGGAGCTTTGACAAACGAACTGTCTTTTATTTTGGGGCCGACACCAAACTCAAATTATTCAGTTGAGTTGCATTATTATTTTTATCCAGAGTCTATTGTCACGGCCCAAACGACTTGGCTAGGCGATAACTTTGATTCTGCTTTGTTGTATGGGACTATGTGTGAAGCCATAGCCTACATGAAGGGCGAAATAGACATGGTAAAGCTGTACAACGAACGATATATTCAAGCAATTGCTTTGTTAAAAAATCTTGGCGATGGCAAACAGCGCATGGATGCGTATAGGGATGGGCAGGTTAGGGTGCCTGTATCATGAGCATTGTTCAAACGCAAACAACGAGTTTTAAAAAAGAACTTTATCAGGGCATCCATGATTTAACGGTGGATACCCTTAAAATTGCATTGTTTACAGCAAATGTTGATTTAAACGAAGATACAACAGTCTACGCCGCAAATAATGAAATTAGTGGAACAGGCTATTCTGCTGGCGGCAAAGTTATTACCGGTGTTACTGTAAATTCTTCCGGCTTTACGGCTTATGTAAGTTTTGACAATGTAGTTTGGAATCCGGCGGTTTTTACGGCCCGCTGCGCATTAATTTATAACAGCAGCAAGTCAAATAAATCAATTGCAGTTTTAGATTTTGGGTCTGACAAAACAGCCACCAGCACATTTACTATTGCGCTTCCAACAAACGACGCAAATAATGCGTTGATTCGATCTTCCAATTAAGGTTTACATGGCACTAATCACCACTATCAAAGGCGAAATGGACGAATCCCTGCTTGATAAGAAAGAGGGATTTGTGGACAATGACAACGAATACACGACATGGGTCGAGTATTGGCACGATGGTGAATTGGTTCACCGTTCGGCTCACGTTACGTTGAAAATGGCGCTTGAACTGGGCGCTGCGGCTGCATCGTTTAATTAAGGAGACTATTGTGGCAAACACTCAATCCATGTGTACTTCGTTTACGCGAGAACTGCTGACGGCAACACACGATTTCACTCCCGCTACCGGCGATACCTTCAAGGCCGCGCTGTATGAAACAACCGCAACCTACAATGCGGCAACCACCGCATACTCTACAGTTGGAGAGGTGGTAGGCTCTGGTTATACGGCGGG